TTATTATGTCCTTCTAAAGCTTCATTGTAAGTGCAGTATCTACGCTGATATTGATCGTGTGGTCCATCAAAAATCATAGACTCAAATAGTACAGGGTCAGAAGGTTTATCTGTTGTACCAAAATTTAAACCGTGATCAAAGTGTAAGAAGACTGTAGATATTCTTTGATGACTTATAAGTGTATCACCTACATGTTTATCAGGACTTCTTATATCACCTATTTTAGGATATTCACCATCTGGTAGAACTTCTACCGTGTGGTCTTCATTTAGTTTATACCATTTCATAGTTATTTTTTGTATTTATTGTTAATATGAGCTTCTATTAATTCTATCACTTCTTCCATATCTTCTTGTGGAAGTGCTATTAGTTGTTCTGTAAGAAGCATTACATAAACTAAATCTGCTTTGTCTAATTCTTTTTTTACTATAAGGGATGCTGTAGAGTCAGGTAATAAATCACACACATGATTAATAGCAGCTTTTACTTTCTGTAAAGCAGCGTTTAATACATGTTTTTGTTTTTGAGATGTAGCAGCTTTAGCATAATCAAGTCTTACTTCTATACATTTCATATGTTGTAATACACACGAAAATAGTTCTCCTATAGAACTTTCATTTAAAGTTTCCATATTAGATAATAAAAGCAGGAGGTTTTAGCCCCCTGCTTGTTTTTAATTACATGAATGTTACACCGAAATTGTCTTCTGTTTCTTCTACTAATTCAAAAGAAGATTGTTCTTCTTCTAATTCATCAGTATCATCTGGAGCAATGTCCGGTAGAGAAACTGTTTGAAGCTGACCAAATTCATTAACAAAGAAAGTATGAACTTGTTGGTGGTCGTTTAAGAAAGTTAGCGGATGAGATTCTTTTAAAGCAAGAGTTATATGATTATATAAACTCCATGCTGAGTTAGGATCTGCATTGTAACTATGAGAGGGATTACCCATTTCTCTTTTAACTTGTGCAAGTTGAGTTAGGGTTAATATTTCTTTATCAGCATACATTTGGCCAATAATACTACTTTGATCTCTTTTAGAAAGAACTACTTGTTTAAGCATTTCTTTATCTGTTATAAGAGTGTTATAGTATTGTGTAGCATTAGCTATCTGAAACTGAATAGATGATGTTACGTCAGCTAAGGCTGTACCAGTGTGCTTACGCTTGTAGTTACCTAGATCACCAGATACTACACCGTTCATACATACAAATACTTGTGCACCTATAGCACATTTAAACTTCATCATCTTATTGTACGAGTTGCTCCACGCAAACATCATACCCATATCTTTATCTGCAGCTGAGTTAAGATGGTAAACACCTTGTGCTATCTGACCATCTAAGCTACATTTATATAATGATTTTGTAATTTCTAAACCTGCAGATGCTAATTCTTGTTTGGCTTGGTCAATTACGTACCCATGAGGGATTACTGTATACGTCTTCCCATGAGAAGGAAGAGACGTATTTCTGATGTGTTGTTCTGTTACGAACGTTGTTTTGATTGGCATAATTGTGGGGTTTAAAAAAGTGAGAGTTGTGTTGAAGATCTTGGTTTGATCTTTTCTATTTGTTCAATCTGTTTATTGATTTCTTCTAAGTAGTATGACTTGTTTATATCATACTCACTAAATGGTTTATTTGGATCTATCTTATTGATAACTGTCTGAAGCCATTGTCCTGCCTCAGCTTGTATCTCTCTACCGTCCTTGTTACATTTAACAAGCTTAGATCCTCTATTAGAGATAAAATATCTTATGATTTTCTGTAGTTTATTTACATGTAGAGCTCCGTCTTTTACACTACGCTCTTCAAAGTGCCAACCACCTTTAGACTTAACACCTGCACAGTAGTCAAATATGTTTTGATCTTGTGCTAGAAAGTCTTCAGGCATTACACCTTTTGTAAAATAAGCGTATACAGCTTTTGGTACAACAAGACAGCTTTTGTTTTTATGGAATATAGATACCTTTTTCTTTTCAAGGTCTTCCCATTCAAACTTGCCTTTACATTTTGTTTTACCATTCTTGTATACAGCTATATAGTTGTTTACGTCAGCTAATATAAGTTTACTGTATTCATCATGCTCTAGACTAAGTTGAGTCATTAGCTCCCACTTACGACAAATCTCGTAGTACTTTTCTACTTTGTCATTAGGAATCATAGTCTCAAGGCCATCAGTATTCTGCATAAGAGGTACAGCTTCTGGTATTTGCTCACAGATCATCTCATAAAGCATACTTAAACTAAGCTGCCCGTTAATGGTAATCTGCATAGTCATCCGAGGGTCGTATAAGAAACTATTCTCGTCACCTGTTAAACCGTATGTAGAGTTCAAGATAATCTTGTACACGTAGTTTTTAGGATCAGACTTAGGAATCTTCTTACGCTCTTCAAAGAACCATTCATACAAGTTACAAAACTCTTGTGCTGGTAAATGTGCAGGATGAAATCCGTTTCTAATAGCTAGGTTAGGATAGAATGATGTAACATCAGATGTCATAATAGTCCATCCTGGTTTAGCTTCATAGATTCCGGGGTCTGCTGCACCGTGAATACCACCAAGGCCATAGTCAGTCTTGACACCTCTATAGTTCATACTAAACTTAAATCCATCTTTAGTAGATGTAATTACTTTAGTACGTAGATAGTCAAGTACTTTCTGAAATTCAGGAGTTTGAAACTTAATATAAGGAAGTATACACTCAGCTAGGATTATATAATCTCGTGGTGTACGCAACTGTTTTAGCTCTGACTTTGAGATTCCTAGCTTCTGGTGCAAGAAATGAATGAATAACTCTTTAGATATACGAGGCTCTGATGCAGAATATAAATCAATGTTATATTCTTTAGTAAGAGTTTGTCTAAGTTGTATCTGTTCTTTAGAATGCTCTAGTATCTTTTTAGTACTAAGAACATCATTATGACAATACTTGATGATCATCTGTAACTGCTCTGGAGTTTCTACAGGCATGTAATGCGGGTGAGGCATCTCTTCTACATTCTGCCAATCCATAGAATACTGTATCCACTTAAGACTGCTCATCTTGGCACGGTTATCCCAGTGATTCATCTTAAATAGATCTATTTGCCGGATCTTAAGTTTGTATAGAGGGTATTCTGCAAACTCTCCTTTGTCAGATTTGTTTATAGTCTTTTGTGCATAGTCATAAATATATTTGATAACTGCTTCTGTATCAAGCTTTAGTAGCTTAGCTTGGTTATCTAATATACTTTGAGTAATCTGAGCGTCAAATGCTATACCGTTATAAGATATATGATACTGCTTCTGGGCTACACAAGTGTTTAAGAATGCTATAAACTTAGGGAGATCGTTTCTGTCTTTATGTATTACAAAAAGATGCTTGACAGAATCATCTTTATAGTGTTGGAATACTGCTACAAAACAATTAGAAAGAGTTTCGTAGTCCATTACCCAGTGTGTCATTGGCTTATCGCTCATAATAAGGTTTGTTCAGTTAAGCTGTTCCCCCAAAATAAGAAGCCAAAAAAAGGCAGATGGGTAACTGCCTCTTAATGGTCATCTTAAACTCTAAAAAAAATGGTACGGACTTACACCGTAACGATGTTGCTGGTTTTTACAGGGGCTTTAGGTGCATCTACGTATTGAGCAAAGTCAAATGTATCTGCGTTTAAAGCTAGTAAGTTGATTATATCTTTAATCTCTTCTGGTGATTCTACATAGTATTCGTAGTAAGTCTCAATAGTCTTACGCTCTTCTGCGTAGTCTTTACCATTAGATCTTCTTCCGATCTTCATTGGTTGCGGGTCTCCAAATTCATTAAGCTTAGCTAACATGTGTAAAGACTGTTTTTTCTCTTTACCAATAAGAGCTAATACTTTAGCTTCTGGATCAAAAATAGCCTCGTTATATGGGCTATCTGGAGTAGCTGGGATCATCTTAAATGTTTTACCATTAGCCCAACTTCCAGTAATAAGAATCATTGATTTGTTCATTGTTCGTTTTTTATACTGTAAAATTACACTGTTTTCTTTAACATATCCAAATCTTCTACTGGAATTTTTAAAGTTTCTTTTTCTAAGTCACAAGGGTCACAAAGTTCACCTAATTCTTTAAGGGTGCTGACTGATACATCCAGTAATCTTGCATAGACATCAAAATATTTATCTGGGTATAAATAGGTTTCTATATACTTGTACTCACTAGAGGTGTCCCCATAGTATGATTTAATTGCCCTTTTAAGTACAGGTGAGAGCTTGGAATACTTACCTAATAGAAAACTAAACCAATCTGCTTGATATATATCAAAATCAAACACATATAGTTTATAGTCTCCTATATTTATGACATGACTAAACAGTGGGTTACCGATTAACATCTGCTCTTCAAATTTCTTAAAGCCTTCAGATGTTTCGTTTTTATAACTACATATTAGTTTAGTATCCTCAGGTTGTATAGCTCCATCTATTGATAGGTATACACCTGTGGGTGTAAAGTTACTAGTCCTCTTTATTCCCAGGGCAGGGAATAAAAAGGATCTAGACTTTTGGAAGTATTTGGTGTATAAGCTCTCTATCATTTATACTATTTGTTTACAAAGTTACTGATCCTGTAGCAAACTCGTACGGGAGATCATATCTTTTATTTACATAGTGCCATTCTGCTTTATCCATAGCTTGGTTTAATCTGTTTAACCAGTTCTTAAGAGTGTTGTCAGACACAGGAAAAGCATATGTTTGGAACATTTTATCTATAACTACAAAGTGGAACTTAAACTCATAACCATCAAGCTCTATCTTATCTTTAAATTTATTAGCTACTAAGCTGCAATAGATAATAGCTTGTAACCAGTAAGAATAGAATTCAATAGTTTCTGGGAAGTCTTTTAGTTCTTTACTTGTAGTTTTAACATCATTGATATAGATAACTTTTTCATCATGATTGATTACTAAGTTATCAATTATGCCTTTAATACCAAAAGGTTTTGTAGTAGCTTCTGCTTGTAAGAATAGTTCATTATAAACTTCTATATTATCAAAGTCAGAAATGTTACAGCCAATAAGCTTACATAAGTTCTTATCGGATTTTACTAGCTCTACAGCTGACTTACAGAAATCAAGAGTATCTTGGTCTATAAGAGTCTTGTTACCTTTTGTTTTTAAGAAAGACCAATAGTTAATAGCTTCTGGTATAACAATCTTATCTAAACGTTGCTGGTCTGTCTTTAATGCTTGAAAGTAATTCATATCTTTCATAACATCAAGTATAGCTCCATCAAAATGTTCTAATTCAGTTCTTAAATCACCATTAGCTGATAGTTCTAAGTAGTGAGCAAACACTCTGTCTACTACTGCTTTAACGCCATCCCCTGGTAATTTACCTGGGCTAACTATAAACTGGTCGTTGAACTTATCTTCTTCTAATAGAAGAGCGTGAATGATCTTACCTTGTACAAGATGCTGATCAACTCTTTCTTCTTTAATACCCATTACATACAATTGATGAAATACTACAGGGTTCCATAATAGTTTGTTTAAACTACTATATGAGAAGTAAAACTTCTTACTGTAAAAATCTTCTTGCATGATTTTTATAGACTCTTCCATTAAATTTTCTAGTTCCATGTGTTATTGTATTGTGTTATTTAATTCTTCAGCTCTTTTTTCTACTTCTTGTAGCATGAGACCTAGTCTCCATTTTTCCATTCTGTGACCATACTCTTTAATAACAGACTCTAAGTGTTCATCTGTCATTTCATATAAAGAGCTATTACCCCAAATAGGAACAGTTCTGCATTTATCAAATCCATCTGTAATATATACAGTTCCAGATAGATCTACTAGATCAAGATCAACACCACCATAACGTTGGTAGTCAGTTCCTCCATCTAACATAGTTTTATTGTCACAAGTACACATTACATAATTATGTCTGTGTCTTGAGACTAGTACATCACCACACTTTTTACACGTAGCCGTGCTATATACTAATTGTTCTAGTCCGTTCATAATATTTTATTTAGAAGGCCATAGTCCAAGCTCTATTAGCTTGGCACTCATACGTTGTTGAGATCTAGTATCAACAGTCATAGCTTCCTCATATTCAAGGAAGTGTACTAATTCTCTAATTAGATCATTACAATTCTTAAGCTTTTGAGTTATACTTGTTAACTCAGCTTGACAATCTTCAGCTCTAAAGCTGTCTCTATGCAAATCATCCATAGTGTTTAGTTTTCTAATTGTTCAGCTATCTCTTCTGGTAGATAACCTAATAGGTTTTTCTTTGGAACAAACTCTAACAGCTCATAAATAGCTGTTACATCATCCATTTCAAAATCTTCACGCATCTGTTGTATAACAGCTTCAATAATTGGGTCTTCCATCTTATTTTTGTTTTTCAAATTGTGTTTTAGCATCATGGCATTTCTCACACAGTACTTGTAAATTGTCTTGTTCACAGAACAATCTATCTACAAATCCTGGAAGATCTGCTCCACAGTTTAGACTACCTGCTCCTATTATATGGTCAACGTTAATCTTCTTTTCAGGAAACCATTTATGACACGCATTACACTCATACTCAAACTTCTGTCGTTTGTTAGTTCCCTTATAGGGTCTACGAGCATCTATTTTACATTGTGTAATAGGTTTCCACCATCTAGACTTTTGTCTTAGGGCACTCCTGATAAAACTCCAAAATGCTGATTCTGTCATAGTACCAGCGTTACGTGTTTTAGGAGTCTTTGGTTTAGTTTGTTTTGCCATATAATAATTTATACTGTAAAGATATGCAACTATCTTAGCAATCTTCTAGTTTTTTGTTGAGCAGTAGAACCAATCTGTAGTAAACTTCTTTTGCCCCATAGTCTTTAATAGAGTCTGAGGGGTCTTTACTCATAGGTAAAGCTGTATATTCAATCTCTGGATACAGTTCTTTATACTTCTCCATAGCTTTTATACCGGGGTCATCAAAATCAAAGACAAGAATTACTTTCTTATACTTCTTAATATAGGTTTCCATGAGCTCTTTACGAATCATTGAGTTTTCAGAGTCAGGAGCTATCACATCTACAGGAATCTTAAGACTCTTCAGAGCCATAACATCCTTTAAAGAAGAAGTAATAATCAAGTACTTGTTGTTTTTAAGTTGTTCTGAACCTTGAACGTAGTCTGCTACTTTAATAAATTTCTTATCTAAAGTCTTGGGTTGATATATCTTGTAGAGAGTTCCGTCAGCTTTAAAATAACCGTAAAGATAGTTGCCTGTAATGCAAAGCTCTTTATCATCTTTAAGCATGTAATAAGAAGCTAAAGGTCTGACGTTATGCTCGGTCAGCAACTTTGTTCCAATATTGAACTGGGTCCAGAAGTACTGGTCTTGAGTAGACCACGATCTAAAAATATATTTAGATACTTTATATCTAGATGATTGTTTAAACTCTTTTACATCATAACCACCATTATTGTGTAGTACAAAATCATTGTAGCTTTCTACTACAAGCTGACACACTTTATGGTATGAGAGAGAAGTTATCTCTTTCACAAGATCTATAGCAGATCCTCCTTTGCCGGTTGAAAAGTCTTTAAACTTATATACTTGTTTGTTATCTAGATAAATACACATACTAGGCGTACGCTCTTTATCATTAAATATACTCTTAATCTTTATGTCTTGCCCACTCAGCTTTTCTCTTAGTTTGCAGAAGTGTTCAAATATCCATGGTACAGGAACATCCTTGATATCATGTACTAAATTTTTAGTCTTAAACATAGGTTACGTTAATTATTTAAGAAAAAAATTGGGGGAAGTAGAAACTCCCCCCTCTTGTTTGTGTATGTTCCGAACCTTATTACATTTCAAAATCATCAGTAGCTGGCTCAAAGCTGCTAACTGGTTTGTTAGGTAACGCTTTGTAGTGGTACTGATTAGCTTTGTCAAATTTATCTAACTTAGATTCATCTGCTGAAGCAAACTTATATTTAGGTAAAGATAATTTAGTAATAGTTTTACCATTATATTCTTCTTCTGTACCTTTTAAGAACCAATAGATATTGTGTCCTTTTAATATTTCAGTAGCTGCTGCTACCCATTGCTCAATAGATGTAACGTTAGTAATAGCATCAACTTGTGGTCTAAGCCCAAGTTCTGTTGCAATAACAACAAGCTTATTTAAAATATCATTCTTATTAATATCATCAGAGTTAAATTGGTCTGTCCAAATAGTTGCTGATACACGAGCAGATGGTCCAGAATATTTAGCTCCGTCTGGGTTGTTCTTATCAATTGGCCAACCTTCAAAGCCATCTGTAGATTCACCTACTAATGTTAATTCAAGAACTTTCTTGTCTCCTTTGTTAGATGTTCTAACTTGTGAACTGTGGATGCTTGCATAAGCTACTCCTGGCTGTAATGACTTTAAAGTACCGCCACCTTGTTTTACTTCTTGTCCTGTTGTACTAAACATGATTGTTTGAGTTTAAATGTAAAAAATGAGAAATTAATTTTCGTATTCTGTTATAGACTTCTTAACAAAGTCTAGATCATTAGGTATTTCAACGGTTTCAAACATACCCTTAGGGCTTTTGCATGTATTCTCACCATTGTTTTGTGTTTCAAACACATAACGGATATTCCCGTCTTTATCTTTCTTAACTTTACCAAAGAGTACAATACTAAATAGACCTTCTAAGCTAAGCTTTTCATCAACCATTTTACCGATTGTTTTAGCTTTAAACTTACGTTTGCCTTCTAGATCTGTAGATTCTTCAGCGTGTGTCATAAAGAAAATAGTTAAGTCTTCTCTTAGATCTTTAGGCATTCTAGCTATACGTGCTAAGTTTGCACCGATCTGAGTGAATTTTTCATAACCTTTCTCATCACTTCTGTCAAAGAACTCAAAGCTACTCATGTATTGAAAGTCATCCACTACAATCGTTTTGATTTCTGGACGCTTGTCACTTACATACTTTAAGCACGCTTCTATCTGAGCTGATGATGAACCTGCGTAAAGATTACCTGTTGGTTTGTCTTTACTCCAAGTCATATACTTGCCTTTCCAACCTTTAAAAGGAAGAGGCTTGTTTGCAACGTTTATTATAAACGTTTCTTTAGGATCAAGTTGTTCTATAGATGTAGACTTACCTGACCCACTCTCTGCAATAATAAGGATTCCTTGTGCCATATGGGGTTGTGTTATTTGTTACTCTTTATAAGATCATTTAACCAAGTCTTTGAGCTTACCGGCTTACCTGTTTGAATGGCATAGTAATCTCTTATAGTCATTTCACTATAAGGAGCGTCTTCCATAGGTGCGGGAGCTTTATATGTTGCTGCTGGTACTGGTGGTTTAAATGATGGTTTGTCTGCTACAGCTGAAGATCCGCTAATAGCTACTGATGTAGCGTTAACTACTCTTAGCTCTTCCAGTGGTACAAGATACGAACCTTTTTCATTAAGTTCATATTCTTCTTCAAAAGATGAGTTAGATGGGATTTTATAAACTGTACGTTCTGCATCTAGAGGTTCTAAGTCTCTAGTAATAAGTTCAAAGTAGAATCCTTTTTCTTTCTTGAACTCTGAGGCAAAGATTCCAACTACGTTACGACCTTGTTTATCATAGAAGGCCATCTTCATATTGAAATCTGTTCTAGGAATCTCAAGATTATCTATCAAGTTCTGATGATAATCTCTGATAGCTTCAAGCTTATTCTTCTTGAGCTCTTTGATTTCGTCTTGTGTCATTTTGTGTTTATTTTGTATTTTGCGAATTGTGAAACTGTTATAGTTCTTGTCCAACTTCTGCTGTTACGCTTCTTCTTCCTCCACCGCCACCACTTCTTTCACTATATCTTTGATAAGCTGATGTGGCACCTTCTGGTCTTAAAGCTTTAAACTCTGGTACTTCTACCATTTGTTGGCGTTGACCGTCCATTTTTAAGAATATCAAGTTGTTATTATCACCACCATTTCTGATTTTTAGTAAGTGCATAAATACATCTTCATCTTCTACTTGATAAGCATACGGTCCGTATACTTTGACATCTGCTTTAGCCGGCCTACTTAAGGCTATCACTAAATCAGATCCTTGCATAAGAGCGTCACCTCCAAAGATATCACCAGAGGTGGGATAGTTACCTATAGTACCTGCGGTTTTCCTAGCAGGCTCATCTATAGATCTGTTAAGCTGAGTAATCATTATAACAATGATAGGAATCTTATTCTTAAGCTTCATAAGCATCTCTGTAGTGTTATACAAAGTTGCTATCTTTTCTTTCTCATCTAAACGTTTCTTGATCAACCAGCTATGATCTATAGTTACTATCATAGGATTACTTCCACCATCTATGTAAGCTTCTTCTATAGCTTCTTGCATGTCTGTATGAGTTAGTGATTCTGATATTACTTCTCTTATTAGACCGTGGCTTTCCATTTCTCTACAATCTTCTACATACTTGTTGATGTTCTTTAATGTAAAGTCATCAAGTTGTTTTTTGGTACTTAATATAACACCATAGTCTTGGGCCATTTCACCAGCAAACTGACGTGCAGCATACTGTTCATCACCCATTTCAAACTGAAACTCTAAGATGTTAAATTTCTGATCAGGATTAAGCCTGCGAGCTTCTCTAAGTATTTGAGAAACGATCATAGTTTTACCCGCACCTGGTCTTGCACCAATAGTGAGCATAGATCCCCACTCTAAACCATTGATACCAGCTTCATTTAAACCTGGCCATGGTGTTAGTAGGGATTTTATCTCACCGCTTCTTCTTTTATTTATATACTTAAGACCCTTTTCTAATACGTTAACATAGCTTTTACGCCCGTACTTTTTCTTTGGCTTATCCATGTGTAGATTAATTAAAGGTTTCTTCTACAATGGTTTTGAATTCATCTATGGATTTTAACTGAGCTTCATAGACAGCTGAAGTTACCATATGTTCTACTATTGAAAATAGAACTTCTTTGCTTATATACTTATATTTTGATCCTATAGGACCTATGACGTCTGGTAAAGACTCATAGATTGTTTCTAATTTTTTCTGTTGTTCTGCTGTCATTGTAGTTTGAATTTTTGGGTTGTAAATATAAAGATTTTCATTGAGACTATCAAAAGTATTTCTATAATAAAATACTTATAAAATGGTATTTCTATAAGAAACCTATTAATCAGTGTCCAGTTTAAAATACTGAAAAGGATTGATAATATGGTTTTGTTTAGGGCTTTTTCATATTTTCCCATATGCTTTAGATGCTTTTTAATATGTCCGGATTATCTAGTATCATCTGACAATAGTCAGCTAATATAGACCTGCTTAGTTTAGTTTTAAGATCAGTTTTCTGTATAAGATAACTGCTCGTAACCATAAAGGAATAATTCTCCTTGTGTTTGTTAAAGATGTAAAAGTCAGTGGCGTCTAATACCAAATCCCAGTCGTATTCAGGATAGGTTTTAAAGAACCATATGAATTTATCTTTAAGCTCTTGTACAGATTGTCGGGCTAGCTCACCTGATGGTAGCTTTATAGCCGGAAATAACTCTCTATACTCTTTAATCTTTTCTAAAAAGTTGTCACCTAATACTGATGTAGCTACTTTCTTCTTAGTTTTTACTAAATAAGTTTCAAACTCATTAAGTATATCTTGAGCTTTATGACTCAACTTACCTTCTGCATCAATTAATCCTTTGCTTTGACATATCAAAGCTTCTGCTTCTGCATTTATAATACCTGTAGGCTTAATCTTCTGCCTGCAGCAATCCAAAAAGTACACTTGATTCGGACTCAAATTGTTCTTGATCAAGGTCATCCATAACTGATGTGTCATTGTATTTTTGTTTTATATGTTTGATAATTCTTAAGTATTTTTCTTTAAACTGGTCACTTGTTTCAATAAGATTACGGAAAGTAGTAGTATTATGTAATACTGTAGTGTGATCTCTATTTCCAAGATACTCACCTATATGTGTACAGGTGTATTTCATCATTCTTGCTATAGTACAAAAGATATTTCTAAGCTCTACCACCTCACGATATCTACGGTTAGACCCAAGCTTTATTTTCTTTCCAAATTTCTCTGGTAAAAGAGGTTCAAATACTTCTTCTAAGTTTTCAAGGCTGATGATAGGTAAATAGTCATCAGTTTGCGTATTAATTTTAGTAACTACTAAGGGGTAGTAGCCCATTTTGTTAAAAAAGTGAGTTTTAAACTCATCAATAAGCTTTTTTTCAAGCTGTCTAGCGTAAACTTTGGTTTCCATAACTTTATAATGTTTATTCACAAATGTAGATTATTTCCTTAATATTTCGTATATTATAATGTAGAGTTTATAGAAAATCTACATATTCTAAGTTTATATATAAATCATTTATACTATGGTTACTAAAAAGTTTTATGCCCAAAAGGATTATTTAGGCTATCCTGTTCCGGGTACTTTAATGAGCATCTCTCCAGAGAAGCCAGTTCCAGCAGATACTCTTGAGATTCCTGCTGCAGACACAATTACTAGTCCTGTAAACATTCGTAAGAATGGTATGAGGTATTTTGTACGTAAAGATAGAAATGGTAAAATCATTCCTAACTCATTGATTGCTAGCTTAAAAAAGCCAGCAGGTTTGGTTTATGAGTTTCAACCTACAAAATAATATTTAAACAATGACTAGAGAAAATCCTTCTATAGCTGCTTTTAAGGTTTGGGTATTTCCAACCTTAGTGTCACTTGTTAGCTTGTTAATATGGAATGATGTTAATGAGATTAAAGCTGATGTTAAGTTGCTTATGGCTCAGTCTAATATAGACAAGACCAGGATTGACAACATAGAACGTCAGTTATTTAAACCTGCAAGTGCTCCTGTAGCACCGACAAGACAAACTGCTGATTATCAAACAGTTGTAGCTGTGCTACCTGATGATAAAGTTTATAAAATAAAACCAGTAAAGTATGACTTTTAAAGAATGGATTATAGATCTATTTAAAGATGAGCGTAAGTCCATCTCAATCAAACCCGTGATAGCTTTCATGGGTGCTCTTTTCTTATGTATTACTCTTACAGCTAACTCATTTAGCCATGGTGATATCAAACCTTCAGACGCTTTAGTAGAAGGTGTTATGTATATGACCATTGCAGCTATGCTTGGTGATACAGGAGATAAGTTCTCATTTAAAAAGAAAACCGATGAATAAAATATATCTATTTATTATAGGCGTGTTGGTAGTCTTTGTTCTTTTACAGAATAAAGGTTGTGTGGGTAGAGCGGATCATCAAAAATCAGATACTCTTGTTGTTCATGATACTACATGGTCTGTACATGACAGTTTAATTTATTCTAAGCCTTTGCCGGCTAAGATTATTCATGATAGTTTATTTATACAAGGTAAAACTGAGTATCTAGCTGATACTAATTATGCTGCTCTAAAGGTACAGTTTGATAATCTTGTTAAGATGTACACTGCATTAGCTATTTATGTTGATAGTGTAAAGCTTGATACATTAGGTTATGTCGCAGTTACAGATTCTGTAAGAGAGAATAAACTTATTGGTAGGTCTTGGAAATATAATTACAAGATTCCTTTTGTTACTAAGACAGTAACAGTTACAAACTATGCTAAGCCTAAGGCTCAATTATATGTTGGTGGTGGTGTTAATACTACACAAACATTAGGCTTGCACTCTGCAGAAGCAGGATTGATTTTAAAGACTAAATCAGATAAAATATATGGTTTAAAAGCCGGATCTGATATTAATGGTAATATATCTTATGGTTTCCAGACTTACTGGAAGATTGGTAAAAAAACAAAGTAATATGAAAAAGATTATTGAAGTAATTAAGAAGTTCTTATTTGGTAGCAAGATTGAAAAAGCTGTAGTAGCTGCTCAAGTTGTTAAAGAAGTTAAGAAAGTAGCTCCTAAAGCTACAGGTAAGAAAAAGAAGTAATAAACACTATACATATGAATTTAGAAAAGCTTAGGGGGCATGTTCCGGATACTGTTATTGCACAGATTCCAGGTGTCATGGAAAAGTTTGGTGTAAACACACCATTACGTCTTGCACATTTTTTAGCACAGTGTGGTCATGAATCAGGTGGATTCAGACTAACTCAAGAGAATCTTAACTATTCTGCTAAAGGTCTTAGAGGTATTTTTAAAAAATACTTTCCTACAGAGGCATTAGCAGCAGCTTATGCTAGACAACCACAAAAGATTGCTAACCGTGTATACGGTGGTAGAATGGGTAATGGTCCAGAAGCATCAGGTGAGGGTTTCAAGTTCCGTGGAAGAGGCTATATCCAGCTTACGGGTAAACAAAACTATACTGCATTTGATTTAGCTGTAGAAGATGACATTTTAGCTAATCCTGATTTAGTATCTACTAAACATGCATTGGCTTCTGCAGCATGGTTCTGGAAAAAGAACGGTTTAAATCTAATTGCAGATACAGGTGCTAGTAATGAAGTAGTAACTAAAATTACTAAACGTGTTAATGGTGGTACAATTGGTTTACCTGATCGTATCAAACATTTTAAAGAATATCATACATTACTTGCATAAATTTAACAGATTATGGCAAAACCTAAAGTAGGAGAATCTAGAAAGATCACCTTCGGTAAAAGAAAAGGCGGACGTTTACGTAAAAGTAACGGACCTAAAGATAAACATGTTAAAAAATACAGAGGGCAGGGGAAGTAAGAATTAGTTCTTACTTAGCTCTCTAAAAAAATATATAGAGTCATGAGAGCATTAGTTATTAACTACAGTCAAAGATTTTTTGAGTTGTTAGGTAAAGCATTTATAGCCTTTGTTGGGCTATGGATAGCTTTTGCATTAATCTTTGATATTTATATGGTTTACTTGCACTTTTCTGGGCAAGAAGAAAAAACCTTGGCTATTTCTAACTGGTTTAGTTGGAAGTTTGATGGTACATTTAAAAACCATCCAGGTAATATTTGGTATGAAGAACCTAAGAAGATAGATATATCTTCTGTAAGTAATAAAGTCGTAGTAGGGTCTTTAGCCGGTAATAGAAACTTAGAGTTTGGCCTAAAGAATATTTTAGAAGAGGTAGTTCAAGAAAAAGAATATGAACTAGATAAAGCTTCTAATCTTAAAATCACTGCAGAAATAGTATATCTAGATGTATTAAAAACACAATCTAGTTTTTCTGTACTCCACAATAATAAAGAATCTGTTGTTATTAGACTCAAAGGTTACCTATACAAAGATGGTAAGATTGAGAAAAAAGCAATGGTTGAAGAATCTGCAGATGAAGTAAGTATGTCCGCTCTTCTTGTAGATGAAGGTGGTAAGTTTAACCAACAAAATTTAAGTTCAGCTTTGAAAAAAGCATCTGTTTCATTGGTAAATAAACTATTATAATGAAGAAAGTATTATTTTTTGTTACAATCTTATTGGCTTTTTCTCTGCAGTCTTTTGCTCAATTAAAGTTTAAAGCATCTAGTGCAGTTGGTGGTACCACTCTTAACAGAGGTGGTACTTTTGTATATACTGTTTATATTGATGGTAACAGTAATACTACAGCACGTCAAACATTAATTGACATGCAGTATGATCAGAATAACTTTGAGTTAGTATCTGTTTATATGACAGGAACTGGTGGTAATGGAGGAATGGTACCTTATGGGTCAACTGTTAACACATCTTGGTATAATTATCCTGGATATAATTTTGTAACAATACCTTCTGGTAACAGTGCTAATAATACAACTAATGGTACTACTAACTACATGTATGCTAATTATAACTATGCTAATAATAATGCATATGCTATTTTAAGAACTACTGTATCTTGGTCTACTCCAAATGGTATGCCTTATCAAGGATATGGTGATTTTGTTAGATATACTTTTAGATTAAAAGCTGCATCTACAGCTTATACTTTTAATCCAATTAAGTTAAACTTTGTTGCTGCTTGGAACGGTTCTGGAATTTTAGAACCTACAATAATGGAAGCTCCATTATCTACAGCTGTGGTTATGAACCAGAACTTTGGTAAATATGTAACTGCTAAAGTAGATTTGAATTCTAACTTACATAACTTATCAGCTCTTAAAGTTTCTTTTAGAGATACTCTTACTAATACCGGGGTTTTATTTCCTGTTACATCTACAGGAGAAGTTGATATTAATCAAGCTTCTTTAGCAGATAATAAAGTATATGAGGTTTCAGTAATGCATAACATGGATCAGCTATACGCTATTTATAATAATGCTATTACTATATCTGATTTTACTACAGCTCAAGGTGAATTTACATCTATGGGACTGGACGGATCTAATGGTCAAAGTATTAAAACTGGACAGTCATTATATGCTGCAGACATTAACCGTAATAAATCTATTGATGGTGGTGATCTTCCGCAATTACTTGCACAAGTTGCAGGTATAGATACGTTAATGATGCTTCCTAATGGTTATGTATCAGGAAGTGGTGGTTATATGTCTCTTCCTACATGGAATGCATCTGATGCTACAACACTTGCTGGTCAAACTGAATGGGCTTATGTTACACCGGGGTCGTCTTCTAGTACTCTTCGTATAGATATGAGAGAGTTTCCTAGTGGTACAGTAGCAAGTACTATCAAAAGTGTGCAGTTGTTTGATATTTATACAGGACCAATTGAATATGTTTCTGAAGATGGAAGCTGGGCTCAGTATACTGTACCTTCTACACTTATTAAAGCAAAAGACGGTACTTCTTTATATGTAAACTCTATACGTAATGTTAATAATCAAAATGTAGATTATGCTTTAAAAGCAGAATTTGAGTTTAACACATCTGTAAATAGCTCTTGGGGATCTATCACTGCAGCTAACTGGAAGAACATTACCGTACCAAAGACTTATTTTAAAACAGGGACTCCTGGTACTAATGCTATATTAGATCTTAAATATCTTTTATGGGGTGATGTAAATAGATCTCACTCTTCTCAGGTAGTAACAAGCTCTGCTGGAACTGCTACAGTTCAAACTAATGCTGTTAATAGTTTAGCTACTAACTCAGCGTTTACAACAATGGCTGTACAATCTCAATCTACAGGTACATCTTTAAATTCTACTGCTGAGCTTAGTACAATTGATGTG